GGGAAGAACAAGAAGCAGCATATTCGCTGCAGATAGGGAACCTTGAGACTAAGATTGCTTCTCTGGAGAAACAACATAATAATTTGATGTCAATAAAAGACGAACAGATAGTGTCTCTTGAGGCCGCTGCTCTAAAGAGGCCAAACAATTATAGCACTTGGTATGCCGTAGGGGGCTTTATAGCGGGCGTACTTACTGTTATTGGGATTAGTCTTGTAACAAAATGAAGAAAAAAGACTTAGATGAGATTGCAAAAATAGAAAAAGCAATAAAGGAAAAATATGGAGAAGAAGCAATTCAGAATCCTAAAAAATCTTGGGATCCCGAAAAAGAAAAAAAGTATTTGCAAGATCTCAAGCTTTTCCACGCGAATCCTGCGCGCCAAAAAAAAACAAAAGAGAGAAATGGCTTCTTAATAAGGGAAAAAAGAAAAGAAAGCATAACAAGAACTTGCCCAGTCTGTGGTTCTTATTCTTTTTCGAAAGAAGATGACCTTTATATGATAAAATTTAACTGTTGCTTCCAGTGTTACATCAACTTTGTCGAAGACAGGGAAGAACGCTGGAAATCGGGCTGGAGGCCAAACAACTAACTATTTATTATTAGCAAACTATTTATTGCAAGAGGAATTTAACAAATGGCAACAACTTTAGAAATAATCGACTGTATCTCACAGGTACTATCAAACACATACGACGGCGCACTTGACGAGTCTGGCGAACCAGTTAAGATTGGCTTAAGAAGGGAGGAGGGGAACCCTCTCGTGGACCAGCGTATCATGGATGGTTTCGGTGCACACATTTCTGGAGACCGTCTTCACATTAAATATCATGCAGAGATTCCACTCAAAGAAGTTCACTCAAAGGACTTCGAAGGCGAGATGGAATCTATGGTTGAGAAGGTAAAATCCTTTATTCAAAAGGAATACAAAAAGATCAAGAAGACTGGTCTTACCTTGTCAGACCCAAGTGAAGTAGATGTTCTCGTAGAATATGTTTCTAGAATCCGCACAAGCGTGAAGGTGCATAAGTGTTACAAGATCGGAGGAGCAGAAGCAGAACAAAATGAACCAGAGTCCGCGGATCGCCCTTCTGACCCTGCATTTGAGAAGATGGTCAAACTCGGCGGCCTCAAGTAAGAGGGTTTAATGGCGATAAAACTCACAAAACAAGAGATAATGAAGGAAATTGTCAGATGTGGCAAGAAACCTGAATATTTTATTCACACATATGCAAAGATAACCCACCCAATGAAAGGTTTGATACCTTTCCATCTTTATCCGTTTCAGGAGAAGTTGCTAGAAGATTTCGAAGACCACCGTTTTAATGTTATTTTGAAAGCTCGCCAACTGGGGATTTCGACCATCACTGCCGCCTACGTGGCCTGGATGATGATGTTCCACCGCGAAAAGAATGTTCTTGTAATTGCAACAAAATTTGGAACAGCTGCAAACTTGGTAAAAAAAGTAAAAGCAATAATAAAAAATCTTCCAGATTGGCTAAAGATCTCTAACGTTGAGATCGACAATCGAACTTCTTTTGTCCTCTCTAACGGGTCTCAAATAAAAGCATCATCTACAACTGGTGACGCAGGCCGCTCCGAAGCGCTTTCTCTTCTCGTTATCGACGAGGCTGCCCATGTCGACGGCCTAGATGAATTGTGGATGGGCCTCTATCCGACACTATCCACTGGTGGTCGATGTATTGCTTTGTCTACTCCCAATGGTGTTGGCAATTGGTTCCATAAAATCTATACGGAAGCAGACAACAAGGCAAATGATTTTTTCCCAACTAAGCTTCCATGGGCGGTCCATCCGGACCGCGATGAGCAGTGGTTTGAAAAAGAAACAAAGAATATGTCCAGGAGGGAAATCGCTCAAGAGTTAGAGTGTAATTTTAACATGTCAGGAGAGACAGTATTCAGCGCAGAAGACCTTGAAGTTTATTATGGTATGCAAAAAGCACCAAAATACAGAACTGGATTTGACAGGAATCTGTGGATTTGGGAAGAAAGATCACCAGAAAATACTTATTTGCTTTCTGCAGACGTGGCGCGAGGTGACGGAAGAGATTTTTCAGTTTGCCATGTCATAAAATTGGAAACCATGGAAATAGTGGCAGAGTATCAGGGTAAAGTTACACCCGACATTTTCTCGCGAGTGCTGTTTGACGTGGGCCAAGAATATGGAAACGGTCTTCTGGTGGTTGAAAACAATTCAGTTGGGTTTGCAGTACTTGACAAGTTAAAAGAAATGCAGTATCCTAATCTTTATCATTCTGTAAAATCAACACATCAGTTTGTAGAGGAATATCAGGCTGATCAAATGTCGAACGCGGTCGCTGGGTTTTCTATGACCTCTAAAACTCGACCGTTAATAGTAGCGAAACTAGAAGAATTCATTAGAAACAATCTAATTAAGATATATTCGTCTAGACTTTTGTCAGAAATGAAGACATTTGTTTGGAACAACGGAAAGCCAGAAGCTATGAGATCTTACAATGACGATCTTATAATTGCTTGTGCAATCGGGTGTTGGGTTAGAGACACAGCGCTGGCAGTAAACCAGAGGGATGCAGAATATGCTAAAGCGTTTATAGGTTCTATCACTAAAAGTACAAACGAGTTAGACACGAGGATTAAAGGAATGATAGGAACAAAAAAACTAAAAATGAAAGAAGAATTTAACAAACAACAAGAGGCTTACTCGCAGTTTCCGTGGTTGTTTAAAGGATAAAAGAAATGGCAAAACAAAGTAAAAACAGCACCAGAAACCCACAGAGTATCTTGTTCAGAAGGCTAACAAAATTATTATCAGGGCCCCTGACTCAATTTAGAACACAAAACAGCCACAGACTAAGAAGAATAGATTTAGACAAATACGCGTCAAAATTTACTTCTGCATCCGGAAGAGATTTCAAAAAAACAGCCTATAATCCATATGATAATTTGCAAGCAGCATACATGGCGTCGCAACAGAGAACCGAGCGTTATGTAGATTTTGATCAAATGGAATACACTCCCGAAATCGCGTCCGCCCTAGACATTTATGCTGATGAAATGACGACATTTTCCTCTTTGAGTCCGATGTTATCTATTGAGTGCGAAAACGAAGAGATAAAAGTTATTTTAGAAACACTGTACAGCGATGTTTTAAACATAGAACATAATTTATTTTCTTGGTGCCGAACGATGTGTAAGTACGGAGACTATTTTGTATATTTGGATATAGATGATAAATTAGGAGTAACGTCAGTAATCGGCCTGCCAACAAGAGAGATAGAAAGATTGGAAGGAGAGGATAAAACAAATCCAAATTATATTCAATTTCAGTGGAACTCAGCCGGCCTTACATTTGAAAATTGGCAAATTGCACACTTCAGGGTTTTGGGTCAAGATAAATATAATCCGTATGGGACATCTGTTTTAGAGCCGTCTAGAAGAATTTGGAGGCAATTGACTCTTCTAGAAGACGCAATGATGGCCTATCGCATTGTAAGGTCACCAGAACGCCGCGCTTTCTACATCGATGTGGGCAACATACCTCCTCAAGATGTGGAGCAATATATGCAAAAGGTTATGACACAGATGAAAAGGAACCAGGTCGTCGATGCTCAAACTGGCAGAGTTGATCTGCGTTATAACCCGTTATCGGTGGAAGAGGATTATTTCATCCCAGTCCGCGGACAGAGTTCAACAAAAATTGAATCTGTCGCAGGAGGAAAATATACCGGAGACATAGAAGATGTTAAATATCTTAGAGATAAGCTTTTCTCAGCACTTAAGATTCCGGCCGCGTATATCACTTCTGATTCCGAGAAGGGGGGTTCGGAAGACCAAACGACGTTGGCACAAAAAGATATAAGATTTGCAAGAACAATACAAAGATTGCAAAGATCTATTTTGTCTGAAATAGAAAAAATAGGTATAATTCATCTTTATACACTTGGCTATCGCGAAGAAGATCTGGTATCATTTAGGTGCAAGCTAAATAACCCCTCAAGAATAGCAGAAATGCAGGAGCTCGAATTTTGGAAGACCAAGTTCGATATCGCTGGGTCCGCAACAGAAGGATTTTTCTCCAAACAGTGGCTTTCAAAAACCTTGTTTGGGATTTCTGACGATGAGTTTGTTAGAAACAGAAGAGAAATGTTTTATGATAAGAAATATGAAGCGGCTCTTGAAACTGCCGGCGAAGCGGAACAGGCAGAGGCTACGGCCAACCTTAACGCCGGCCCTGATGCTCTACCGGGCGATATGGGCGAACCCGGCGGAGTTGGTGTTGTGGGCGCCGAACCAGAACTTGGAGCCGGCCCTGACGCTCCTGGCGGAGCTGGCCTCCCTGGCGGTGGTGACGCACCACCGGCCGCACCTGAAGACGACGGCGCCCTTCTTGCTGCTCCACCTGGAAAAAGAGAAGATGATAAGGGAAGAACCACTACTGCCAAATCACATGGGTGGTATGAACCAAGAGGGTTAAAGGCGGGAGGCGACCGCCGATCTTCTTCGGGCCCCCGCAAAAAGAATTTAAAAAAAGCATCAACCCCTGAGATGGGCACTACGAGGAAAAAGTTCCCCGGAATGGGGCAACTTTCAACTTTAGCCCGCGGGACCAGTGTTTATGAAGACAAAAAGACTAATTATAAATTAGAAGAGTATAAAATTCTCACAGAACAAAAAGAATTAAAAAATCTTTTTGAAAGCCTAAAGGAGAGGGAAAAAAAGAATGAGACTGAAACATAATAAAAAAAGAAACATAGCTTTTGTTTACGAGGCTCTTGTTAGAGAGTTGACTGAATCAGTTGTAAGGAACAACAAAAACAAGCAAAATAAAGTAGTCTCCATAATAAAAGACCACTTTTGTAGCGAATCCCTGCTAAAAGAGGAGTTAAGTCTGTATAAATCCATTTATCAAACAAAGGATCTTGAAAAATCAACAGCAGAAAAAATAATGTTTCAAGTAAAACAAAAACACGAAACTTTAGATAAGAAGAAGCTGTTTCAGGAACAGTCGGCATTGATAAATAAAATAAACAAAACACTATCTAACAAGGTATATAATAATTTTGTTCCAAACTATAAGACTATTGCATCAGTTTATTCTATTTTTCAGGAAACTTTGCCCGTTAAAGATAGGGTATTATTAGAAGAAAACATAGTTCAACAGATGTCTTCTTCGGCCAGTCAAAAACTTGAAAACAAAGAACCTTTGGACTCTCTAACTTATAACACGTTCGTAAATTCGTTTAATGATGAATATTCAGACGCTTTAAATGAAAATCAGAAAGCGCTCTTGAGCAGTTATATCGTATCCTTTGGAGAGACCCAGGTTGAATTCAAGGTTTTTTTAAACGAGGAAATTGGAAGATTAAAGAAAGAAATAGAGAGAGTTAAAAAAACAAGCACTATTTTGACAAGCGAAGACCTTAAAAGTAAATTAGAAAGCGTTTATAATGTCTTAGACGAAACGAAAAACAGGAAAATAGACACAGAAACGGTAGAAATAGTTTTAACAACACAAGAATTGCTAGAAGAATTAAAAGAGTTGAAAAAAAATGACAATTGATGTAAAAATAAAGATGGACCCTCGCGTTAAACTTAAAGCGCGCCGAATGCTAGACGGGAATATTGTAATTTTAGATCACGAGGATATTGACATCGTCTTTATGGAAGAAAAGAAAAAATGCGTGGCATTCCCAAAGGAAAACATGAGCGACAAAGTTTATGCATCGCAAGATAGAATTTTTTCTTACTTAGCTCAGAAGGGACTGGTAAGTAGAAATTCCATCAGGGGAGGAAATGTTTATGGATCCATGGAAGCAGAATTCTTGGAGTCTAAGCTTCCAGGGGTTGACACAATGCAGGCATTTTTGTTTGTAATTCATGAATTTTTAAACAAAGAAAGACCATTTTTTAAGTCATCTGATGAATTTGACGACGAACGACTTGATGCCTTGCTTCGGCCAAGCGACGAGGATTCTACTGAGCTGGGAGATGTGCCACAGTCTGATAGGAAAGGTAGCATGCACAAACAAATCGGGCCCTATGGTTTTCAATATAATTATTCCTTAGTTAGAGAAGGTGAAAGTGAGGATTCGTGACATTTATTTGGTTTTGCCTTATTTCGTATGGCCTAACTCAGCTTCTCGTTTACGGAAAAATTTTCGACCCCATCCGTCCAAAGTCAGGAAAGTTAGGGCAATTGCTTAAGTGCTCAATGTGCACAGGATTTTGGGTCGGCATATTTTTATGGTCAGTAAAGGACTACACACAACTATTTACTTTTGATGATTCATTCGTGACAGCATTTTTACTTGGCTGTGCTTCATCTGCCGCATCATTTTTGGGCAGCATGATCATGGGCGATGATGGCATAAACTTGAATCACAACGTTTACATTGAAGAAAGGAATGAATAAATGGGTATTACAACAGATCGAAAATGGAAGCTTCAGCCAGTCCGTCGGTGTTGCACAGGCAAGTAGATGACGCGGGTGACCCCCGCACTAAGGAGAATTATGAAATTATTAAGAGAATATTATGAACTCTGTGAAGGAGGGATTTGCCAAGATCTTTTGACCGAAGAGGAAAAGAAGAGGGTAGCAAACGGAGCTATAATCCTTTCGGGTGTGATGCAGATGTCTGAGACTCAAAATGGCAATGGGAGAATTTATCCTCACGCTATTTTAGAGAGAGAAGTTAAAAATTATGTGAACATGGTCAAAGAGCGCAGAGCTCTTGGAGAGCTAGA